TATGGTCAGAGCGTCGCCGAGCCTGTCGAAGCACTGCGAGGTGATCGACTCGCGGAAAACGATCCTTGTGAAGGCGACCAATAGTTTCTACCGGGTGCTGAGTGCTGACGCATTCCGGGCTGAGGGTTTGAACATTCACGGTTTGCTGTTCGATGAGTTACACGCCCAGCGAGATCGCCGCCTCTGGGCTTTCGCCCTCTGAGGAGACTCAGGGGGCGAAGGCCGAGAGACAACATGAGACGCCCTTCGCTACGGCGGAGCATCTCGCAGGCAACCCCTGATCTTGTCGATCACCACCGCTGGCTATGATCGGCGGTCGATTTGCTGGGAGCAGCACCAGTACGCAGAGCGAGTAATGGCTGATCCGCTGCTCGACCCGACGTTTTACGGTTGCATCTTCGCTGCTGACGAGGGCGACGACCCGCAGAACCCGAAAGCGTGGAAGAAGGCCAACCCGTCACTGAGCGAAACGATCACAGAGGACTCATTCGCGGCAGATGCCCGCGAAGCGGTCAACAGCCCGCAGAAGCTCAACAGTTTCCTGCGTTACCGGCTGAATGTCTGGGTTGCACAAGAGACGCGGTTCTTCAAGCCCTCTGCGTGGGCGAAATGTAACACCGAGCCCGCTGATTTGACCGACCGAGCCTGTTATATCGGCCTCGATTTGGCGTCAACGACCGACCTGACAGCCGCCGTGGTTGTCTCTGAGGACGAGAACGGCGTGCTGGACGTGGTGCCATTCTTCTGGTGCCCCTCTGAATCCATCGAGCAGCGGAGCCTTCGGGATAAGGTCGACTACATTCAATGGGCAAAAGACGGGCTAATCCGCGTCACCGATGGCAACGCGACCGACTATGAGACGGTGAAAAACGACATTTTAGAGCTTTGCGACCGTTACAAGGTGAAGCAGATCGGCGTTGACCCGTGGAATGCCACGATGTTGTCGCAAGCGTTGGCTGCCGCCGGTTGTGACATCGTGAACGTGCGGCAAGGGTACGGATCTCTCTCGGCACCGACCAAGAGGCTCGAGGCACTGGTGCTAGATGGTAAACTAAGACACGGAGGGCATCGCATCCTCGACTGGTGTGCAAGTAATACCGCAGTTCAAGCCGATCATACCGGAAATATAAAGCCCTCAAAGGCTAAATCGACCGAGCGAATCGACGGAATCGCCGCTCTTGTGACCGCGATGGCAGTACAGGCCGCCGCTGAGACACCACCACCCGAGCAAGACTGGAACATAATCAGCCTATGAGTACGGTCGACGTTATCAAGAACAGGGACGAGCACCGCATCCGCGAGCTTCGCTCGTTTGATTTTGCTGCCTTGGCTCGCTCTGGTGGAATGAAAAGGGAGACGCCAGAGACGGCTCCCGAGGTGCCAGCGGTCATCGCGTGCATCCGCGTCATCGCAGAGAGCGTCGGCAGCCTTCCGCTGCATATCTACCGCATGGACAGCAACGGTGCGAAGGTGCTGGCGACCGACTCGCCGCTCTATCGGCTCATGCGGTACGCCCCGAACGACGAGCAGACCAGTCTAGAGCTGCGGGAGCAGTTATGCATGCTCTATTTGTTATACGGGGACGCCTACTGTGAGCTCCAGCGGGACGATCGCGGCACAATTACTGCCATGATGCCGCTACACCCGTCCAGAATGACGACTGAGCGGCTGACCGATGGCTCGCTCCGGTACATCTACCGCGAGCCGAGCGGACGCCAGACGATCTACAACCAGCGGCAGTTGTGGCATCTGCGGATGCCAACGCTCGACGGCGTGCATGGGATAAGCCTGCCGAGCCTGGTGAAGGACGCAATCGCCCAGGCTCGTGCCCTTGAAGCCTACGGATTGCAATACTTTGCCAATGGTGCCCGCCCGGGAGTCTGCTTGACCAGTGACAACCCGATACCAGCCGAGGCGGCAGAGCGGATGCGTGAGCAGTGGGAGCGGATGCACAGAGGGCCCGACCGTGCTCATCGGACTGCCGTGCTGCCGAACGGGCTGAAGGTTCACGAGTTGAGCGGCAGCAACGAGAGCAGCCAGTTTGTCGACGCTCGAAAGATGGCCGTGGTTGAGATTTGCCGAGCGTTTCGCGTGCCGCCGCATCTCGTGCAATCGCTCGACGGTGCGACCTACAGCAACATTGAGCACCAATCGCGTGAATTCCTGACCTATACGCTTCTGCCGCATCTTCGACGTATTGAGGACAGCATCGCCCGCGATCTGATCGACGACCCGAATTTATTCGCCGAGCATGACGTTCATGCCTTCATGCGTGGCGACTCGGCAGCCCGTGCGGCGTGGTATCAGCAGGCGATGGCGACCGGCATTCTGAGCGTCAACGAGGTCAGGTCGATGGAAGGCTTGAACCCTATCGGCCCCGAAGGTGACGAGCGATTCATGCAGGTCAACATGACGACACTCAAGCAGATTGCTTCGTCGTCACCTGTTGAGGGACAGGCAGAAGAAGGCGACCAGTTGGCTGTCGCTGAGTCTGGCGAGATTCAGCAGCAGGCGTTGAACGGTGCCCAGGTTTCAGCGTTGCTGGAAATCGTCGCGTCTGTATCCGGTGGACTTCTTAGCAACTCTGGTGCATCGGCGTTGATCGAGTCTGCGTTCCCGACGCTGGACAGCGGACTTATCGAAAAGATTGTTTCCGGTAGTTTGGAGATTAAACAAGATGGAACTTGAACGACGCGGCCTGACTGAGCCGGTTGAGGTGCGAGAAGAGGCGGACGGCGTGCGAGTTGTCGGCTATGCGGCACTCTACAACAGCCGCAGCGTCATCCTGCCGGGTGGATTCCAAGAGATCATCCGGCCTGGTGCGTTTGATAACTCACTCGAAAACCCAGAAACGGACGTGGTTGCACTCTGGAATCACGACGAAAACTTCCTACTTGGTCGACAATCGAGCGGCACGCTGAAACTTTGGGCTGACGAGCGTGGCCTGATGTATTCGGTGCTGATGCCAGCCTCGAGGTCTGATGTGATAGAGGCCGTCAGGAGAAAAGATGCTAAAGGATCAAGCTTTGCCTTCACGGTTGAGCGTGACGGCGAAGAATACGAGCGAAGTGAAGACGGTGGCCCGCCGCTTCGGTACATTTCCAAGGTAAAGGGGCTTTACGACGTTTCAGTGGTCGTTCATCCAGCCTATCCCGAAACTACCGCCGCAGTCCGACAGCGTGCGGCTGAGTTTGCCGAGCCAGTCGAGCACGAAGCCGAGCCTGTGCCTGCTCGCATTAGCCCGCTGGCCCGTGCTGCCCACGTTGCGAGGTGGCTTCGGCGTGTCGTCTGATCGCGTTTGTAAGCGTTGTGGTGGTCTGATGCGTTGCCGGTCGTCCAAAAAGACCGGCAGCTCGCAGGTTCAATACTTGGAGTGCCGTGGATGCGGCACGAAAAGACGCGATGTAATGCCCGCTCATCTGATTTTCCGTCGTCGGTTGTAAGTTACAAAATCAGGCAGGTGCGGTCTGTTCTGCTGAGAGTAACCCTTTTTGATGGGGGAAAACTCTAGGGAGCATTACCGACCATGAAACTTGACCAGATTAAAGCCGAAAGCCGCGAAGTAGCGGACAAGATCGACAACCTGCGTGCCGTTGAGTCTGATGACGCCGCCGTCATCGAGCAGCGTGACGCTGACCTGGCTGGCCTGATGGCCCGAGCCGAGGAACTCGAAGCTGCCGCCGAGAAGGCTGCAAGCGTTGCCGAAGCCCGAGCCAAGCTCGACGCTATCGTGAATCGCTGCTCCGCTCTGGAAGCCCCGCGAGCCGTTGAAGCCCGCGAAGTGGCGAAGCCTCGGGCGATCCAGTACGGCGGACGCCTCCGCAACTTCCACGACGCCGAGCAGGCTTACCGCTGCGGCCAGTTTATCGCTGGTTACGTTCTGGGTGACGCCTCGGCCCGTGAGTGGTGCGAGCGGAACGACGTTTACACCCGTGCGATGGGCGGCAGCTCGGCCAACAATGGCGGGGCATTCGTCGACGACGTGCTGAGCCAGACGCTCATTCGCAACGTCGAAGAGAAGAACGAAGTTTACAACGAGATGCAGCGTTTCCCGATGACCTCGGACACGCTGCTTGTGCCAAAGCGTACTGGTGGATTTACCGGGAACTGGATCGCTGAGAACGCCGAGATCACCACAAGTGACGCGACCGCTTCACAGGTGCAGCTCGTTGCCGCGAAGTATGCGGTCGGCGTGAAGGTTGCGAACGAGTTGCTCGCCGATTCCGTTATCGACTTGTCGGAAATGGTTGTGCAGGAGTTCACGACTGCCTACACCGCTGCCCTCACCGAGGCCGTTGTCAACGGTGACGGATCGAGCAGCTACGGCAGCATCACGGGCATCCTCGACAGCGTCGGTGGCATCCTCGCCTCTGGTTCTGCCGGAAGCATCCACACGACCGACGTCGGCAACAACCTGCCGACCGAAGTGACCGTAGACGACTTCACCGCGTTGCTTGCAAAGACTCCGCGTTATGCCCTCGATAACGCCAAATTTATCTGCTCGCCTTACGTCTATCACCAGGTCATGCAGCGTCTTGACCTGGCTCAAGGCGTCAGCAGCTTGCAGACTGGAGCAGGTGCGAGCTTCCTTGGGTATCCAGTGGTTCTGTCGCAGGCCATGCCTGGCAGTTCTG